CTGCAGATGACTTCCCGGTCATCCGGAAAGTGGCCCCCCCATCTTAGATCATGCCGGTCGGGTTACAAGCCCGACCGACACGCTAAGAACACAGGCTCTAACCGAGCCAAGTCCATTCCCACTTTGAACAAACCGAGTGGGGATCGGAGTACTGCCCAGGTAGTAACCGTCGATCGGCAATGGTTAACCGATTAACGTACCTATCTGAGTCATGATTGGATATACTCTTAGTTAATTGCTTCCTAAGCAATTCGCCCCAATTGGGGTCGTGGCGTTGTTTAACTTTACATGCCAAACGGAGTATGCGATGCTCAAACCTTTGGAGGTCTTTGTTCCACCTCCGAGGAAAGAAGACATCATTACTAGCGCTCGTAGGCACACAGATCGTCCCGGGAAGGGCGAGAGGTGTACGAGGGAAGACGTATCTCTGGCTCATTTCGATTGTAGAAATTAAGCGAGAGATACTATCATACCCAAACTTCGTGATTAAATTGTTCACGAAGTCAGCGGTAGTGTCCAGATTCATGAGTGATGTATTAAACGGTTTTCGGAGTTTCACTGGAGTGACATCTACACCTTTGTAGTACTCACCACCACATGATTCTCTAAAAGGGCCGTCTACGAAGCATTTATCGCGATTGACTTTAAGGCCAATCGCTTCAAGGCCTCGTATAGCAACTTCCGCGAAATTGGAAGGAACTATAATATCATCACCGTATACGCTTATTGTACGGATGTCAAAACCGTACTCCAAGCGAATAGCTGCCCGCGCACAGGTCCAAAAGACCAATGCTTCAACTGGAAAACAACAAGAACTGCCCATAGGGGCAAACTTGTTAAGTTTAACCATACGCCCGTCAGGCAAAGTCGTGTAATCAGAGCGACTAGCTCTGAGTGCTACAACCCATCTAGGAGGAAAAACCTCTTCAATGAGTTGTAAACTAACACGATCAGACGCCTCAGCCAGATCAAGTGTGGAGAGAGCATTAGTTATGCTTCCCTCCAAAGCTAGATCACGGTTGATTGTTTGATCAGTAAAGTTCAACTGACCACGGGTAATGGGATGGTTCTCAAGGCAATCGTATAACTTTCTCATGAGACCTTGCTGAATATACATTAATTCAGCAGGTTCACAAGATATTATACGGGGACCACGAGAATCCTTCGGCACAAGACAAACACGTGCCGTTGGATCCATATGAGGTGATGATTCTAATTTGTCCATCTCATCTACAAGATGGGTTGGACTAAAGAAGAAATAGTCACTATAATGAAAAACATCATCAAGTTTTTGATAATATCTTAACTTGTGATACTTCTCATAATTAGGCGTTCGGCAAGCAGTTGCACCGCTTCCGTGTGAGGGAACAATATCGAGAGGATCTTCATTACAAAGGATCCTACCAATAGTCTTCCTCATAAGCTCGATAAGCTTTAACTGATATTCATCAGCCGAAGCAGAGTCGAAGCTAAGAAAACCAAGCTCATGATCAGTAGAAATAAACTGATCAAGAAATTGGGATTCGACGCCTTCATCATATGGCACCTCCAGTTTATAGAAAATATAAGACATTTGTCTTATATAATCTACGGCAGTGGAATCGCCCGTTAACGCTTTCTGGATAGCGCGACCCATAAAAACCGGAATGTAGATAACTTCCATGTAATGGAAGTTAGCATTATCGGAGTATGGATACACGTAAGCCTTGGTATCAAAACCAATAGGCGAAGTCCACGTATTTGTAGCGTGGTACCTATCGAGAGCTTTCCCTATGGTGGGAAGACCCTGCGTTAAGAAAGACAACCCCTCGTTAGTAACGCGTTCGTTAAAGAGAATGAGATCACTCTCCTCTCGAACGGCATCATAGCGCTTGTTAGACGCTAGGCTCAGCCACAAGTGCTGATACCACTGAATATCATTCATTTGATAGTCCTTGGTTTTAACCTAAGTCAACAAGGTAACAATCACTTACAACCTACCTCATAGTTGGCCGCAAGCCGCTATAAGAACCCGTAACGAAACTTATGTCTCGTTATTGAGTACAGCAGTCAC